CTTCATCCGGCTGTGGCAGTGGGCTCCGGGTGATGGCGATCTCACAGGAGTCTACGCCATCAACGAAGTGCGTGTGATCACACCGGATGCCACGTGGGTGAGTGGACTTTCCTCCATCTCTCCTCGTGTCCAGTCAGCCCTTGGCTCTAAGAAGCAGGCAGCACTGTTTAAACGGAACGATAAGCAGGAGATCAACGCCTTCATGCGAGTCACCGGTGAGCAGCAGTACATAGACCACTACGGTAGTCTCGGTATGGATTCCGTAGAGGACACCATCTTCTTCCCGGAATTGGCTCGCGAGTTACTCACAGATCCCAAGATTCTCTCCAACTGGTTGACCATCAAGCATGAGTTACCAGATGGATTCCGGGGTCAGATCATCAGGATTGTCGACGCTAAGTGGCCGAAGCTCGCCAGAGGGTGGCTTGAGAACGCTAAAGCGTTCGACGGCACAGTCGACTTCGTGAGCAACCAAGTTCTTCTTCGGAACTCTCGACACTCACAGACTAAAGGCTCTGTCAGCGCAGTCTCGGATTTCCGATCCCACCGCCGAACGACTCGATCGCGACATGGCGGGGACCCCACAGGCGGTACTTCACGCCACACACGGAGAAGAAACTTTTTGTCGATTCGCAAAGAATGAAGTGTATCTCAGGGTTTAAGTATTACTCTGAAGGCGTCATCACCTTTCCTGTGCCGTACGGTTACGCCCCTAAGCTAGGCTACCGTACGTGTTTCGGGTTTTCAGTATGGCACAGTGGCCAGATATACGCCAACACTGACTCCAACATGTCCGCCGCCCTGTCCCGCATCAACGGCTGTCGTGAACCTCTCCACCCAAACCCTGTCGCGCGTGAAAAATGTCTCCTTCGTGCGCAGGAAGTATATATTAAAAATCATCCTCATATTTCCGCCCTCCTCAGCTCTCGGACTGTTCCGCATATGAACAGGACACTCACCACCGAAGCTGAGGCCGATCGCCACCATGATCGTCCTCATCCCAAACGCCAACTTCGTGTCGCAGCTATGGCAGAGCTGCGTGAAACTGGACGCATCTGGAACGATATCTGGATGCACGCCGGTTCCAAGGGACCAACTGTGCTTTATAAGCTCAAGAAGGACGAGTGGGCCAAACCTAGCAAGGTGGCTCGCATGATTGGTGATCTCGGCGTAGAAGCTTCTCTTCAAGGATTCCGTTACACGGAAGTCATGAAGGAAGCGATGACTGCCGCCCCATACCACTTTCTTGGTGGTACAGTGTATATTTTTAAAAAGGCGAAAACTGAGCCTCTGACTCAATTGTTTTTAGAGGCCATCGACCCAAAGGGCCGTTTTGTGGCGGCCATCTTCTCCGACGATATGCTACTGGCTATTCGCCATCGCGGAAAAGTGGAACGCTGGAATATTGACATCTCCAAGTGTGACAAGTCTCACTCGGCCGCCATGTTCGAACAACTCATCCTTTTGTCGGGCAACAACTCTGATGGCATCCGGTCCTGCATTGATCAGTGCACCCTACCGATCAGAGTTGAGTCGGTCGCCAACCATTCCAACAAGGTCTATCTCAAACCCGAAGGACCCATCCTCTACTCCGGATCAACCCTCACTACAGTGCTTAATAACGTGGCTTCATTCCACATTATGCACTCTATTGTGCGTGGTTACGACGGGACTAAGCAGGGGGTACTCATCGCCGCCGAGAAGGTTGGATATTTGGTCTCCGCTGACTACTGTGACATCATCGAAGACATGCAGTTCCTCAAGTACTCACCCGTCCTGGCATCCACAGGAAAGTACAGAGCTGTACTCAACTTCGGTGTCCTTCTGCGTGCGTCCGGTTACTGCAGGAGAGACTTACCTGGACGAGGCCCTATAGAAAAACGAGCCCGTGACTTCCAGGCTGGCCTCTTACGCAGCACATATCCGTGCGTATCATTCCCCATTCTCGAGGCCATGAGAAAGACGGCCAAAGGCTCTGCCGACAAGTACTCCATCCACACAGACAAACTACTGGAGTACAAGGTTGACCATGACGAGGAACTGTTCTCTGTCACCAATGAGGACCTGCTAAGGCGCTATCGACTAACACCAGAAGAGTATAGCCACGTGCTCTCGCTCGGTGAACTCGATTACGGGTACGTCACTACGGCTGCAGGCGTGCTCAAGATCCTCACCGTGGACTACGGACTCGGTCCACACGATCCTGACAAGGAACTCCCTCATCCCTCTCACTTTCGCTAATTGTACAATAAAGATGTCCTAGATAGATATATATATACACAAC